ACTTCCAACACATGAAGTTCTTGTAATTAATTTTACAGAAAAGAAAGACCTTACAGAAGATGAAGTTTCAAAATCAATAGAGCTTCTTCAAGAAATTAAAAAATCAAAAGATGAAAAAGTTGAGTTGAATTGGCTCATAGATCAAACTGAAAAGTTTTGTCAAGACAAAGCCATATACAATGCAATCATGAACTCAGTTTCGATTCTTGATGATAAAAATACAAAAAAATCTAAAGGTGAAATACCAAAACTTCTAAGTGATGCACTTGGTGTTTCCTTTGATTCACATATTGGTCATGATTATATCAATGATTATAATGAACGATATGATTTTTATCACAAGGTTGAAAACAGAGTAAGTTTTGATATTGATATACTCAATAAGATTACAAAAGGTGGTTTACCAATTAAAACATTGAATGTCATTATGGCAGGCACAGGTGTTGGTAAAAGTTTGTTTATGTGTCATATGGCTTCTTCTTGTATATCTCAAGGTGATAATGTTTTGTATATCACTATGGAAATGGCTGAAGAAAAGATTGCAGAAAGAATTGATGCTAACTTATTGAACATCAGTTTAAATGATTTAAGGTCTGTATCAAAAGAAGATTATGAATCTAAATTTAATGTATTAAAAGCAAAGACACAAGGTCAATTAATCATTAAAGAATATCCAACGGCAGCTGCCTCTACTTTACATTTTCGTGCATTGTTAAGTGAGTTAGCATTGAAAAAACAATTTAGACCTGATATAATATTTGTTGATTACTTAAACATTTGTACATCATCAAGAATAAAACCAGGTAATAATATTAATTCATATACATTCATAAAAGCTATCGCAGAAGAATTAAGAGGCCTTGCAGTTGAGTATGAATTACCAATTGTATCAGCAACACAAACAACAAGGTCTGGTTATACTAATTCAGATCCAGGTCTTGAAGATGTTTCAGAATCATTTGGTTTACCTGCAACTGCCGACTTTATGTTTTCTATTGTATCAAATGAAGAACTAGAACAACTGAATCAGATATTGGTGAAACAACAAAAGAATCGTTATGCAGACCCAAGTTATTTCAGAAAGTTTATTGTTGGTGTCGATAGAGCTAAGATGAAGTTATATGATGTAGAACAATCGGGTCAAGATGGTATTCTAGATTCTGGACAAGATGATGGTCCTGATAAACCTATAAATTCATTTGGTAAGAATGAAAAAAGATTTGGTGATGAATTTGGTGATTTTAAAACATGAAAATAACTAAAGAACAAGCTTTACACGGTGCTAAAGTATTCTCAGATTACTTTGATAAATTTGATGGTATTGCAGATTATATGCGAGATCAAAAACTAAATGCAGTTAATGAAATGTCTTTTGGTTTACCAGGAATGGGACCTGAAATGGATTTATTTGATAACTTTAGTATGCACCCAGAAGATATGAATATTGAAGTTGTAGAAATGAATCAAAATATGTGGGACATTTACATTAAGTTGATTTCATCACATTCAAATATGACAAGTATTCCAGGAAAATCATTACGACTTGGTGTATTAGAAAAGAATACAAACAAGTGGCTTGGTTTTATTCGTATGGGTTCACCAGTAATCAATATGAAACCAAGAAATGAATTACTTAATTGTGTATTTACTCAAGATGAAAAAACAGCCAAGTCTTTTAATCAGACATCTATTATGGGCTTTGTAATTGTGCCATCTCAACCATTTGGTTATAATTATCTTGGTGGTAAATTACTTGCATCTATATGTTGTTCACACCATGTTCGTGAAATGATGAACAAGAAATATCCAGGTATGAATGTATGTTTGTTTGAAACAACCAGTTTATATGGGTCATCAAAGTCTAGTTCACAGTATGATGGCATGAAACCATTTCTCAGATTCAAAGGTCTTACAGACTCTAATTTTTTACCATTGATGCACGGCAAACCATATGAAGATTTAAAAGATTATATGGAAAAAGCTGTTGGTGAACCGATAGTACCAGAAGATGCCTCATCAAGAAAACTCAAACTATCAACTAAAATACAGGCTCTTATCAAGGCTAATTTAGATGGTGAAGATTTAAAAAGATATAATAATACAATTAAGAATGCTCTTAATTTGACTGAAAAGAAACGATATTACGCCTCTTCCTATGGTTTCTCAAACTTTGTTGATGTAGTGACTGGTAAGACAGATAAGTTGGTTCCAGACAAGGAGAACCACGATAAACATCATCTGGAGAACGTAATTAAGTGGTGGAAAAAGAAAGCAACAAACAGATATATGTCGCTTAAAAACGACAAAAGACTTAGAAATGAGTTAGAAGTATGGACAGGTGATAAAGAAATTGACATAATTCGGTAGTTGTGTTAGGATAAATACATAACTAACTAAAGGAGAAATAATGGCTGTTTCTATATCAGGTAAAGAAGTTGAGGTTCTTTCAGAACTTTTTTTCTGTTACTACTTTGCTTTAAAAGCTGTTAAAAAATTAAATACTAAAAACGGATATGACCCTAGAGAATGGTCACAAATAAAATCTAAAAAAGCAGTATTGGATTTTACGAAAAAGTATAATATTGCAAGTAGTGTAAGTGAACAAAATTCAGATCCAGAGTTTACTCTTGAAAGAATAAAAAAGGCAGATATGTTTTTAAATGAAAAAGGGTGGCACGATAGATTAGTGCAACAAATAGAAACTTTTTATAGTAAATTAAAAATAGGCACAAAAAAATATGAGATTATGAGAGCAGATGTAATACCAGCTGGTATAGACCCATACAGGGTTTTTGGTGTTCTATCTCAAAAAGCAAAAGTAGCTGTTGGTTTAACTAGGCCACCGGACAAAGATAAATGGAACCCAGCAGATGTTTGGATATTTTCATCAGCTGCTAAAACTCAGTTAAAAAAGTTTTTAGCAAAAGCGGCCACAGAAGCAAATGATGCCATCTATTCAGCTGGTGCAGTATCAAAAATAAATGAAAAGATATTCAGTCTTTTTGAAAGTAAAGATTTATTTCCAGTATCACTTAAAGCACCAGGTGCTGCGGTTCGTATATCAGAAGAGAATAACTTAACAAGTAACTTGCAAAAGATGGTAACATTTAAAGGTATAGAGTTAGGGGCTACTAATCAAGATGTCAAATTGAAATTTAAAGTAGACATGGTTAATAAAAAAACAAAAAGAGTATCAAAAGATTTTAAACCTATTGAAGGTTACTTGAAAAGTAAAACTGATAGAGGTGGATTTAGATTGGAAATAGAAATCACTTCAAGTAAAGCCGGTGCTAGATATGGGTCAATTGGTACTGGAAACTATCAATGGATTATAAAAAATACAGCAGATGGTGGTATAAAGAAACTGGAAAATATAAGATCAAAAAAGTTTCCTAAGTTAGATGGTATTGCAAAACCTACCGACCCGAACTGGTTATCTGCAAGTAAATTACAATCAATCTACAAAAAAGATAAAGAAAATTCAATGAAACCATATCAAAAGTACCTTAATGAATTGTATGGATTATTTAATAATATAAAATTTAAACCAAAAGAAAATGTTGAAATATTGAATAAAACAATTGCATCAGAGATTGCAGTTGCGATAGACTTTATAAAAAATAAGTTTCTTAAAGATATTACTATTGAAAACTTATATAACCTATCGGCATCTCAAAAGTTTGGCACAGGTGCTAGACCTGATCAGTTAGCTTTAAGAAAATTAACAAAGAAAGATAAACAAGAAATAGAAGTCTTAGGTGCTAAAGAAGCACAATTAGTATTTCAATCTTGTTTTCATTTAAAAGTATATTAACATGAACTTCACAGAATTTTTAGAAGAAGCCAGACAAGACAAAAATCTTCATTTAGAACATTTAGAGGATAATGTTTTAAATCGTGGTGTTGCTGGCGCCAGAGAATCAATCAACTTTCTACAATCATTGAGAGATATGCTTGCAGGTAGTTCAACATCAAAAATAAATGTCACAACAAAATGGGATGGTGCCCCAGCTGTTTTTGCAGGTGTCAATCCAAAGAATGGTAAGTTTTTTGTTGGCACTAAATCTGTTTTTAATAAAGCACCAAAATTAAATTATACAGATAGAGATATAGATAGAAACCATCCAAGTGGTGGTTTAAATGAAAAACTAAAAATAGCCTTGGCATTTTTACCAAAACTTGGTATCAAAGGTGTATTACAAGGTGATATGATGTTTACAAAAGGCGACATAAAAAAAGAACAAATAGATGGGGAGAAATACGTCACGTTTCAACCAAACACCATTGTCTATGCTGTACCTGAAGATTCACCACTCTCTAAAAAAATGCAGGCCGCTCAACTAGGTATTGTTTTTCATACCTCATATTCAGGTAGAAGTTTAGACACAATGAAACCAAGTTTTAATATTGATATTAGTAGATTAAAACCAACAAAAGATGTTTGGTTCCGTGACGCCTCATTTGTTAATGCTTCTGGCACAGCGACATTTACAGAAGCAGAAACAAAACAAATAAGTAACATACTCTCACAGGCAGGTAGGACATTTCAAAGAATAAACGCATTAGTATTAAATCGCATATCAGTTAATGATAAGGTACTTGGTGAAATAAAGATATTTAATAATCAAATGGTCAGACAGGGTCAAAAGATTAGAAATACATCAACACATACTGTAAATTTAATTAGATATGTTGAAAGTAAATTAAATAAAGAAATACTTAAAGCTAAGAGAGATGATACAAAGAAGAAAAGACAAAGAGAAAAAAATGAAATGATGAGGCTTTTAAGAGGTTCAGCTAGACAATTGATTGAGATATTTAATCTCATGAACTCAATTACTGAAGCAAAAACAATCATCATTCGTAAATTACAAGAGATGCGACAAGTTACAAATACATTTGTCAGAACAGATAATGGATTTAGAATCACCAATCCAGAGGGTTTTGTTGCCGTAGATAAACTATCTGGTGGTGCATTGAAACTTGTTGATCGACTAGAATTTTCACATCAGAATTTCACGGCTAAGAAACAATGGGATAAGTAAAATGGCATACGACATAGACAAAATATTACATGAGTATGGAGATATTGATTTTGGCTTTACTGCTGTTGATGAAACAGAATACGAAAAAGTTAAAGACGAATTAGAAAAAACTAATTATCAAAAAGATATAACAGTAGAAGCATACAAAGATAGATTAAAAGAGTTAGAAGGATTAATCATGCCTTTCTTAACTAACCTATATAAATCCAGGGAACAGGCTTACATTCATTGGCCAAATCGTGGTAATTTATTAGAAAAACAAATGCAAAGAGTTTTAAAACTAACGAGAGGTTAATGAGCAATCCAAGAATCGCAAGAAAACCAGGTCAACCAGCAAAATCTAAAAAGCACTCAGACCTCTACACGGACGAGGATCCGAAAGGAACCATTCACGGGCTCAAATTCGCAAGTAAGTCTGATGCAGAAGCTTCAGTACGAAAGATTAAGTCAAGCGGACGATCCCACGCCCATAAGATTCAAGCAGCGATAGCCATGGAACAAAGAGCTAAAGTGATGGGTAAGGCCGGTGCGGCTGCTGTGTATCGTAGTTTTATTAATGCAATGAAAAAGAAAACAAAGAAAATGAATGAAGCTGCATATAAAGGTAACTTAGGTGTTATGGAGTTAGTAAACTTTCATTCTAAAGCCACACCTGCTCAAAAGAAAAAATTAAATTCTCATATTAAAAATAAAAAACATAAAGAATTTCGTGAACTTATACATCATGTTACAGGAGTTAAATTACATAAGAGCGTAAACGAAATGAAAAATTCACCACTAGATACTTGGGATAATGAAGAACCCGTAAAGTACACAAAACATTTAACAAAAACTTTTGGCCAACCAGATGAACTTACAGATGAAAGAGCAGTTTGGTATGCTAAAGATGGATTCAAAAGAATTGTTGTAAAAGATG